AGATCCGCCCGTTGACCATGCGCCAATAGGTATTGACCGATGGAGGCCACGGCAGCATTATTTCAAGCGGGTTCATTGGCGCTGCTCAGGTATTCGATTGCGTATGGCGTCCCCTAGCTCTTCAATGTTCAAGCACTCGTCGGCCATCTTGGCGCAGGCTTCCCGCTCAATCAGGATTGCCATGTGCGTGGCGTGCATTGCGTAGCCAAGGATCTCTTGCTTGACCTCTGCCAACGCCTTGTCAAACTCAAGCTGAGTAAACAGGGTCTGGCCCTGTGAAAAAATGTTCTTAGTGAACTGGTTCATATCAATCTCCACAAAAACAAGATATTTCTTGCTCGTTTGGGTCAAAAAGTTTGGCTTGATCTTTGTTGTATTGCAACATTGAAGCATAACTAGGGCGGTCTGTTCTAAAATAAAAACCGCTAGGTTTGGATGGTGTGGCTATAGTTTCCATACGCGCCCACCATAAGGCTCGATTTGGTTCTTGAGCAATTAAGCTGGCAACTTTAGATGTGTTTTTAAGAAAACAAAGATCGCAATTACCCCAAGGCGTTTCGCCATTAATATTTGGCAACATCAAATCAAACGATTGTTGACGCCAAAATTGGCTCACATCTTCTTTTGTAATTCCCGCCCTACCTAATGGGGCTATCTTTTCTTCATGTTTACCATAGTCTTGGTTTCCAATTTTAGCTAACCGCCGTTGCTCATCCGCCCTAATGCCGAGCATTGAATCCCACTCAGTCCACCCAATAGATTTTAAATACCTATGCCCCGTTCTAACTTTTAATTCAACAGTGCAAAAACGCACCAAAGGATTTGGCAAATATTTTCGCTTGCGGATTAAGGCTTCAAACGGCTCACCATTTCTGCTGGCCGATTGAAAGTCCACAACTTTAAATTTTGTTTTGCTATCTTCAAATTCCAACCAAGTAATTGGAACATCCCAATTTTTTGAACAATCGCGCACAAACGCTAAAGATTCCTCTCGTTCTTTACCCGTATTTTGAAAGCAAACTATGGCTTCATCAGGCAGTTTGCCGCCATTACTTTGCAAAACCCGCCATAGCATATAGGCGCTAGTTCTGCCGCCACTAAAACTGATGCAAGTTGGTTCGGTTATTTTAAAAGGGTCAATCATTTCCATTCTCCATCGTTGCCTCGGTTGCCTTTGTTCCATTGATCTCGGACGTCTCTGTCCAAATTGGATTTAGGGTGAATTTGGTTCCATCCCTTGATAGTCTTCCCAGTGACGTCACGGTAGCCCTCAAGGAATCGCACCGCAGCGTCACGATCTTGTATTCTTGCTTTGATAACCCACCGAACGAGACAGCGATGCCGATGCTCGTCTTCGCCTTTTCCTTCCGCATTCACGCCTCCTCCTTCAGAGCCTGCTTGTACATTTGAATTTGAATTGAACTCAAACGCTCACCCGCCAAATTTCTAAAACGCAACTGCTTGGCCCAAGCCTTTGGATCAACTCTCTCTGTGCGTTCAGCCATGATCGGGGCCAGCTTGGCTAACTCTGCGGCCACCCTTGCTGGATCTGCTGGAGGTGCTGGCAGCATGGGCACCTCTGGCGCTGGAGCCATGCGGCACAGGTTTTTGAACTGGATCACGTTAGGCACACGCTCAGGCAGGTTGTCCAGCGCCCAGACAATGCGCCGCATGGTCTCCCTGTTTTGCAAGAAGCTGGAAAGCTCGTGCTGCCACATGGACTTGACATCCATGATTGGTGCCGCACCAAAAGAATTCTGCCAAGCCGCCCCGTAGGTCAAAGCCAGCCGCTCAAAAAGCCGATCAATTGCTACCATTTTCGATCTCCAGTGCGGTTACTTCCACAGTCTTGCGACCAACCATTTCATCGTACTGCTTCTGCTTGTAATCCCTTTCGGTCTCAGCAAAGCTCTTTGTAGGCGTTTTAAGGGCTGTTTTGACCCACTCAGCCTTGAACCCTACCCATCCCCTAGTGCAACAGGTCTCCAAGGCTTCCTGAAGGCTGTAGCCAGCTTTGGTGGCCTCCCGCAAAATTCCTTTGATGCCCGTATCCGTGATCACTGCCTTCTTAACTTTGCGAAGCTGAATAAAATCAGCCCAGACTTTTTCAGAAACGCCGTCAGGCGCTTGTATTCTTTTATGGTTTATGGTTAATGGTTTATGGTTTATGGTTAATGGTTTATGGTTTATGGTTGGTTGAACGGTTGTTGAACGTGCGTTGAGTTTCTCGGCTGCACGCTTGGCAGCAGAGGCTTTTCCAGCCTTAGATGCGGTCTCCAGCTTGCCCTTGAATGCCTCAATTTCGCGCTCACAACGGCTGTGAAACCATCCGTCATCGTCCTCTTGGAACATATCGACCAACACGGATTCAACGACCGTTACATCCATCCGAATCCTACGGGCCACCCAATCAGTGTCCGCAGGAATTTTTTGTTCCGTGTCGTAGTACATATCCAAGAGGCGTCTGTAGGCCAAATCCTCGTCGTTGGTCAAGTGGGCTGTCGCCGCTCTGTAGTCACCGATGTGGTGTTGGTAGTAATGCATTTTTCGCTGTCTTTCCAAAAATATCGGGTCTTAATTCAACCCTCTTCACTTTCCTGCCTGTGTGTGTTTCGATTGCCAGTGCCAGTTCGGGACTAGGCAGTTTGCGCCCCGTGCTGATCAATGAGAGCCACGTTTTTGAGATGCCTAGCTTGAAAGCAAAATCTCTCTGCGTGCCTCGCGGTTTACCAGTGAAATATTCGGGTAGGGTCATAAAGCTCCTGTTGTTGAGTTAACACGATGTTACACTAAAAACGACGATTTTGAAAAATTTTCTGTAATTTCTGGTTAAACGTGCTATAGTCGCTTCAGTTTAACCTAAAAGTGAACAACATGGAAAGCGAATTGCAACAGGCAATGGCCGAAAAGATGCTGATGCTTGCCCAAGCCCTTGATCGGGCGCAGGCGGGTGTCGCTACAGAGGGGGACTGGTGGGTGATCCGCGCAGAATGCGGCATCCCTAGTCCCACAGTGAAACTTGAAACTAGGAGTGAAAAATGGGTCTTACAGTAAGTCAAACAGACGGCGGGGGCGGTTTTACGCCAGTTCCCGCAGGAATGCACCTTGCTCGGTGCTACCGCATTGTGGACATGGGCAAGCAGCAGTCTACATGGCAGGGAAAAATTAGAATCCAGCCAAAATTGATGTTTCAATTTGAGATTCACAGTGAGGACGCCGATGGCAAACCCTTGCTTACCGAGAAGGGCGAACCCTTATCAATTTCTAAAAACTTTACGGCCAGCTTTCATGAGAATGCAACGCTGCGTATTGAATTGGAGAACTGGCGGTCACGCGCCTTCACCGAAGAAGAGCTACGGGGCTTTCAGCTAAAGAGTGTGTTGGGCGTTTGGGCCATGCTGTCGGTAGTACGCGAGAAGGGTCATGACGGCAAGGACTACACCAATATCTCTAGCATCAATCCAGTGCCATCCAACATCAAGCGTGCAGGCTTGCCCAATGGGCACAACCCGCTTAAAGCCTTTGACTTAGACAATCCAGACATGGAACTTTTTGAGACTTTTAGCCAAAGAACAAAAGAGAAAATCCAAGGCACCGATGAGTGGAAAAAAGCAATTGGAACGATGCCAGTACGAAAAGCCATCAATCCAAACGCTGGGTCTGGGTTTGATGACATGGAAGACGATTTAATTCCTTTCTAAGTAGGAGATCAGCTATGGCAAAGCATGATTGGCACACGCCAGACTTATTTGGCGACTCTTTTGGCTCCCCTGCCAAAACCCATGTACGCAAGAAAGACCCCATAACAAGCAAGTTGGCGGCTGAGTCCATCGACTCTAAGACGCTTGAGATGCGGGTCTACGATGTGATCTGCAAGTTCCCCAATGGGTGCATTTCGGATGATGTGGTTCGCATGATCCCAGAGCATGGGGTGCAGACAATTTCGCCACGCTATGCCAAGCTGATCAAAAAAGGCTTTATTGAAGACACCGGAGAACAACGCCAAGGGGCCGCTGGCAGGATGCAGCGGGTCATGCGGCGCAAAGTAGATTAACGGGGGAAAGCGGATGCTGGTGAAGTGTCACTGCAATGCGGCGGTCAGCCAGACGTAGCGAGTACCCCACCCTTTAAGGATAGATATGAGTATGGTAATCAGGGCTAGTGAGTCAAATCATTGGTACACTCGTGATGGCGTTCCGCAGTACACGGTGGAGGCCAAGAAGGGCGGACTACGCTCCACAACCCTTCGTGATGCCCGCACAATGAATCTGGTGCCCTCGGTCACCACCATTCTTGGCGTGGCAGCAAAGCCCGCTTTGTTAGCTTGGATGCAGCAGCAAGTGCTGATGGCCGCGCTGACATTGCCCAAAGTAGATAGCGAGACAGAAGAGCAATACATAGCCAGAATCATCCACGACTCGAAAGAGCAGGGGCGTGCGGCTGCGGACGCTGGAACAGACATCCATGCGTCCATCCAAGGATTTTATGAAAACAGGCCAACGGGTAACCACAAAGCAAGCGTTTCAGCCTGCGTACAAGCGATCAACGACCACTTTGGTGACTGGGGCTGGGTATCGGAGCGTTCATTCGCACACGAACTTGGTTTTGGCGGTAAGTGCGATCTATTTGTCGCTGCCGATGAACGAGGCGATGGCTTCGTCGTTGACGTTAAGACAAAAGAATTCTCTGACCCCGCAAAGGTTGAGGGCTACGACGAGCATCTGATGCAGTTGGCAGCGTACCGTGTAGGGCTTGGATGCCCCAAGGCACGCTGTGCAAACGTGTTTGTGAGCCGTAGCGTCCCCGACCTCGTCGTGGTCAAGGAATGGTCATTAGAAGACCTCGACCGAGGTTGGCCGATGTTCTCCCACCTTCTTTCCTTCTGGCAACTAAAGAACAAGCACTCATGAAATACCTAACCGAAGAAACCATCAAGCAAATCTTTTTCTACTGCGATGTCCACGAACCTAACGCCTTGATTGCGGACGAGGTGGACATCGTGCAGTTTTCTAACAAGCTGCTGGCCTATGCCCATCCCCACCTAGCCAAAGCGGAGCATGAGCGCTGCGTTGCTATCGTGGCCGAATTGAACCCTGAAGTTGCCAATGCTTTAGAGAGACAGCGGCCATAAAAAAAGCCCCCAATGAAGGGGGCTAGGTAACAACTGCGTGTTGATAATACTTTATTGGGTTGGCCCAAATTCAAAGGGCACGCCTACATTACTCAT